TTATTACCACACTGCGTCACGAATCGCAAGAACTGTTCACGCTCGTTTTCATCATCAATCTCAAACGCCTGTGCTTTCATGTCTGCCAGAACCAAATCTGTATACTTCTTAACCTCGCCTGTATCATCCAATGCCCACATTTTCCCTGTCCAGTAATACCATTTCTTTCTGGCGTATGAATATCTGATCTCTCCATTGCATTTGTCATACAGACGGTGAGCATTCCCTGTATCAGTCCTGTCATAATGCTTTGTGATCCTTGGCTTCTTCTTACCAAATAGACTTAATGCCAGTTCAGTATCGTTCGCTCCCCTCTGCGGAGTATACACTTCTCCACACGTACTGACAGCCTTTGATATTGTCATCTGCCCATAAGTGTTTGTTCCACGCTTTTGATCCCATTTCGGACGCATTAACCCTGACGCTCTGAATATTCGATCAATCTGTACTTCGTCCTTCTGGCACCAGAAAGCCAACTGTCCACATAACGCAAGGTCTGCTTCAGACTGCGAATTGAACAATCCTTGCCAAGCGCCGTCATAAAGCAGTTGGAACACCTGTCCGGTTTTGCATGATCTGGCTTTGTCTATGATTTGTGTATCAGTCAATTCAAGCCGAACAATCTGCGTATCCTTAATCGTCTGTGGCGTCAGGTCTGGCAGATATTTGCTATGCAGTACCTTTATTCGTTCTGTACAGTCTACAATGTCAGCGTACTTATCATTGTACTGCTTTCCTGTCATGATAAAATAACGCCCTTCAGAATACATCTCAACTCTGCCCCTACGCCTGTTCCCTTCTGGCAAAGTTCCCTTACATATAATATGAATACCGTTACCGGACTTGCTGATCTCATTGTATGATCGCAGTCCTTCCACAAATTCATCAACAAAATCTGTATCGTCAATGCACTTGTCCAAATCCACACCAAAATACGGCGGAGCGAACATAAAGCCTATACCATCAAATCTGTACTTCTTAACAGCGGAAACCGCTGTATCATAATCAGCCCACGTAGAAGGATTATTCGACATAGCGTTACCGCCTGTCATCGGATTCTTCGGCAGTTTATCTCCTGCCCAACAAACCCATTGTTTCAAACCTTTGAGTTCTTGCGGAATCATTTAAGTTTCACCGACCTTCCTTATTGTTGCCTTTTAATCGCTGATATAGTTGATTCTTAACGGTGTTACTTCTTCACCGCACCACGGACAAAAACGGTACAAACAGCGTTTTGTATCTCCATGTTTTCTGCTCTTTGAACTGCTTCCGTGTGAGAAATATACCTTCTCTCTACAATGCGGACAGTAAAACGATGTGCATGATGGACGCTTGTCAACTTCAATCCATTGCGGTGTCATTCCCACTTCACCGACCTTCCTGCTTTATCTTTGCACCGCACCAATGGCAGTATGGGTAATCGTTCCGAATGCTATACTTTTCGCAGGATGAACACATAAACATATCGTCATATTTTCTGTAAATCCAATGCCCTGTTTTCTGTTCAACCGCTTCCTGCTCTTTCATCGGACACCATTCCGGTCTGTCTTGTCCGAACTCACGAACATCATTCTCGCCCCATCCTCTGCCGTTGGCAGGAATCGCACACATCAGATATTCGTTGCAAGCAGGACAATCAAGGCAATTTTTCGGCATTGGCATATCTATCTGAATCATTCACTTCACCGACCTTCCTGCTTCTTCAGGCAATCCTGTGGAATCTCTACAGAATACGAATGTGGCACGCTCCTGTCACGAATATGATGTTTGTTCCGTGGGCAATCCATGCGTTCACAAGTTTCCTGACAAAACGTAATGTCATCACACCACAGCCCGTCAATCTCTCTTATGTCCATTCACTTCACCGCCTTACTTATTAAGCTTTTCGTATACGGACATCCGTTTTTGTAGCCATTTCTGAAGCATTCTCATATTGTCCTCAAAATCCCAAATAATGCCGTACTCTTTGTCAGGATATCTCCGCATCACCCTTCCTGCTGATTGCGTTACCGTGATCTCGTCCTTTACGGGGGACGCCATTACCAGATTCCGCAGACACGGAATGTCAAGCCCTTCTTTCGCAATGGCGTATGTGGCGAACAAGACACTTATCTCACCTTCCGACAATTGTCGCAGTAAATCCTGTCGTTCGCTCTTCTTGGCAGTCGAAAGGATACCATGCTTATATTGACACAATTCAGCCAACAATTCAAGGTGATGCACACGTTCACTCAGCACTAAAGTTGTTCCGTTTTCGGACACGGCGAAGTTGATTTCGTTAGCTATTACTCTGTTCCTATCCTGATTCTCAATGCAGTCAGTTATCAACGCCGTATAGTTCAGCGTTCCGTCTGGATTCAGACATTTATCCATGTCCGGCTCCCATCCGGTATACTTCGGCTCAATGATACAAAGTGGACAAGTATTATCTTTGACCTGCTCTTTCGTGATTTCATGGATTCTGTTACCAAGTAAAGCGTACATAGCTTTCTCCATGCCGTCAGATCGTTTCGGTGTAGCTGTCAGTCCGAGTTTATACCGTGCTGACAAACTGGATACCACTTTATAGAACATCGTCAAGCGTGTAGGCGTTCCTACGCATCTATGGCACTCATCCACGATAATCATATCCCAAAAATCTTTAAAGTCTGATAGCTCAATCTTGCTCATCGTCTGAACAGTAGCGAACGTAATCCCCTTGACTGCGTTAATCTTTCCGCCTGTGATCGTTCCCATTTGAACAGTCAAATACCGCTTCGCTCTTTCCATACTCTGCTTCAAAAGTTCCTGCGTATGGGTAAGCCATAGAGTATTCAGTCCGAGTTCTGCACATACTGCCAGTCCTATCTGTGTTTTCCCTGATCCACAAGGAGCAACGATAACGCCGTTACGGGCTTTTAAGGCACTTTTTAAGGCTTCTTCCTGATATCCGTATAAATTATCGACAGAACCGCTAAACACACGTTCTGGCTTCCGTAAATGGTCTGTAGGCTCAACATGAACGCCGATCTTCCGCAAATCTTCCAACAATCCAAATGGCACAATCAGATCATCGCCACGTTTCTTCCATAGGGCTATTGTTCGTGGACAGTTCCAGACACTTCTTCCTGCTTCCATACGCTTCACGTATTCAGGATTCGTCCATTCAAGTACGCTCTTTAACGCTGACTCCGTCTTTGAGTCAGGTTTATGAATGGCGATATCGTTATCTGCTATAGCTATCATATAACTCTCCATTCCGGTAAGCTGTCAATCTGTACAGACTTCTTCCCAAGCCATAATTCCGTATTCATGCGACTGATATCCATGAATCGGACAGTATCGTTGGCAAGAATCAACAGTCCGATTTCTTCAGCACCTGTCTTTTTATGGATCAGCTGAAAGGCGTTGTACTGGTTATCTTCAATCCTGTCCAAAGGAAAGCGATTCCCATCGCTTACAACTTTAGCGTCATACGCCAGAATTCGTTTCCCTTTGATAGCCAGAATATCAAATGGCTGTTGTCCAGTTTCGTTCTGCGGAATCCGCAGTACCCAATATCCTGCTTCTTTTAATTTCTTGGCTACACGGTTTTCAAACTCACGCCCAGTCATGCTTCTTCTTCTCCAATCCTTTGAATTATTTCGCATTGAAGGATAATCTCTTTTGCCCATTTCTTGCACATTTGTACGTCCCCGTCTGGAATCTCATACTGATGCCTTATTCCGTCAGCCAAATCAGAAATCCGACTCCACGCTACAAACGAAGCAGAACTAATACCTAACGTTTTCTTATCTTTCATAGCTTTCTCCAAATTCAGACAGGATACAGGGATTGCCCCTGTATCCTGCCAATAATCTTACCACGGATCGTCCTTATCTTCCACAGGCGTGAATCCTGCAGGAGTCGGAAGTTCACCCTTCCAAGGCGGAAGTTTGTCCTGCTTATTCTTATGGATGAACCATGCGACTTTAGGATATCCCTGATCGTCAATCTTCACATGAGCCGCTCCTGCCTTACCAGTGTACGAAGCCAGATTGAAATTGCCGTCTTCGATGCCGAAGGAATCGAACAACTGCGTCAACTTGGCGTTCGTGATCTCCGGTCTGTCATCCATGAACACGATATAATGCCACAACATGGAATTATATCCGCTCACGCGGAGCTTGATAACTAACATATCATTACCTGCTTTACTCTGGGCTTTCTCTGCGGAGTCAATCACAACACGATGATCTCCTGCAGGAATTGTCTGGAACTGCTGTTCCGTCCTCTCAAATTTCCAAGCCATTATTCTTCATCTTCCTTTCCAAATAATTCCTTACGCAGTTCTTTGGCAAACGTAATACCAGACATCGTAAACATAAGGGTTGCTTCAACCTTGTCCAGATGCTTCATAGTGATCCTCGCCGCTACTTCAGGAACGGCTTTGTCAAAGTCTTCTACTGTGATCGTTTTCATTTCGCTTCACCTTCCAGAAAATCTTCAACCGCACACCATTTGCGGCAATCTCTCTGATTCTTGGCATACACATTTGATGTGGCTTCCATCTGAATAACACGCTGTCCGTCCTTTACTCTGATCTTTCCGACAACATCACAGAGTCCACAGATATTGTCCACAATCTTCACGCTCATTTTCGGATACAGACGGCTGTAACTGCTTCCATCTGGATTCTGGAACTGTTCCGTCACTTCCCATGCAGTCAGGTAAATATTCACGCCAAGGGACTTCAGGAAACGAAGCGAGTTCACCAATTTGAACTGCATGTACTGATAATCTGCTTGTGCAGGAACACCTTTGTTTTTCCCCTGACTGCCCAGATCGGACAGAATACACCGTTCAAGCTCCGAGATATTATCCACGCAGATATTCTCATATTCCAGAGTTCCTGCGTCTTTCATAGCATCCAGTTCCTTCAGTTTGTCTGTCCAGTCCTGCCATGTATGGATATTGTCGATCTGCCATACATCAATGCGATCAAAATCATGGACAACCTCATTCTTGCTCATCGTAGGCACGAACGTTCGGTCAATATCCAGAACTAATGTTCGCCCTTTACTCTGCTCTCCGATCAACCCCAGAAACGTGCTTTTCCCTACGCCGGGTGCACAGTACGCCAGACAGGTAATCGGAAGTTTACTCTGCACCATTTCCGTCAGTTTCATGATAACGCTCCCTTCTTTCAAATCCCACATATTCCATCTGCGGATCATAATTCCGACAGATTGAAGCATATTCACAAGGTCTGCCCCACTTCATGCAATGACTCGGCACTCTGTAATAGTTTGTACACCACCCTATTTCAGCTACCATTTTCTCCAAATCTTTGGCAAACTCTGCAACTTCTTCAGGTGAACGATACACGTTAATCGTGCCGATCTTCTGCTCTGTATCCTCTGAATACCAGTCCAGACAACGTTGCCTGAATTCTTCTTCAGTTTCATTCTTACACAGGCGAATCGTTGGCGTTCGGCAGACAGTGTACAGGATATTGTTCACACCGTATGCCCACATATACGTGAGAATTTGCTCGTCATTCTGAAGTCCTGCAATGTACTGTTCGTCCAAAGCAGAGGAAGTTGTCTTGTGCTCGATAAGGCGTCCGTCTGCCAGTCTACCGTCACACCGACCGATAATGGTACTTGTGCCTACTGGCTTCTCAAACCATTCTTCCACCGCTTCAACCTTGCCGATTTTAGGCATCACGTACTTCTCAAAAGCCATTGCCATCGCATCAGTTTTCGGATCGTCCAGATCGAAGCTCTCCCCTTTCAAGAGAGCTTCAATCTTTTCATGGTAGCTCTTTCCACGTTCCAGAACTTCAGGGGACGATAGCGGATAAACGTTTTCAATGTACCGCAATTCATAAGCTCGTCTGCAGGACTTGAATAACTGAATCCCTGAATTACTCAGCTTCATCTTCATTCTCCTTCAGCAATTCATCCAGTTCCTTCTTAGCCTTTTTAAGTCCTGCACTTTTTTCTTTCAGAAAATCAATCAGGTCATTGAGCATATCAACAGCTTCATTTCTCGCTTCTCTTGCAATTTTGATCTTCTTGTCACCCTCTGCCAGATAATGCTCCATGTGCTCACGATCTTCCTGAAACACAATGCCGTCCATAAACCCTTTGGTAAAAACAACCTTAAATTCATGCCCCAATTCAGGACTGTTCTCTGCCAGCCGTTCCTTAATCCCATTGATTACCTGTGACAGTTCAGAACACAGTTGCGTAATGCTACCGCAGATTTCAATTTCGATATGCGTATCGGTTGTCTTAATCTTCAACATGGTTTTCGCTCTCCTTCATAATCATTTCGATTTTCTTTGCGGTTGTCCGCAACGGTTTCCGTTTGTTGTTTTCGATGGCGTTAATCGTCATCACATTGACCTGTACCAGATTGGCAAACTCTTCCTGCGACAGATTGTGTTTAGCCCTGTATTCCAAAATCCGTTCGCCCAAACTCATTTTGAAGCACCCCCTTTCTCTGCTTATTGTATCATATTCATTCGTATTACTCAACCCCCTTTTTTATGCTCTCTATGTAGTATAAACATACATTCCCTTATTATTATATAAGGAAGAAAGAAATTATATAATAATAAGGAAAATGCACATTTATGTTACATCATCCTGCATCATCCCTGAAGTCATCCAGAATGTCAGGCGGATAACTTTCGGCAAAACCACCGTTGTCCTTCTTACAGTACCAACAGCCCTCTGTAGCGTCCGATCCAAAAGACCACGCAGGTTTAAACAACCATGTACCAGTCACATCAAACGGAGCTACCCCGTTAGTAGGAACAACCCTTACTGTACCATGAAACATCATATAGCCATCACACTTCAGCATCTTTCAGCATCCTCCCAAACCATTCATAAGAGTCCTTGCGTTCAAGCCATTCTTCCAGATCATCTTTATGCACACCATAATCGCCATCGAAATAGTCAATTTTTCTCATGCAGTCCAGAAAACTGATAGCGTCAACAACTTTGTGCGTACCATCCTTCAGGTTAACATGCACAACTTCATCACCAGTCATGACAACCACATACAGGCTGTCAACATCGATAACCGGAATGTCGGTTTCGTGCGATTTGTGCTTATAATCCATAACGTTCAGAAACTTTCTCATGCTCAAACCTCTTTCAGTTCGACATATTCGCCGATAATCTTCAGGGCTTCTTCATAGCTTCCAGAGCTCATAACCCTACTGTTCATTTCACGAGCTTCATTGAGCTTTTCCAGTTTAATAAGTTCAGCATATGCCGCTCCCAGAATAAAGAAAATGTTGCCAGATTCACCTCTGCGATCAAATCGCACCATTTCAATAATCTCCCTTCAGAATTACTCGCCTTATCAGGCAGGATTCAATATTCAGAATATCGTCATCGTCCAGCCCCACTTTGTTGCCGTGTCCATCGTGTTTACAGATGAACAGCTTTCCAACTAACATAGCCTGTCCGCTTCCATCAACTGCGGACACTTTCACCTGATCTTTAAACAGCCCTTCGTCATCGCAGACGATATCGTAATACTTGCCACCGATTTTGCGACTGACGATATCAATCGTCTGACAGTCTAACAGCTTGTAGTATCCATCCAGATTGTGCGGAATCTCGCACGTTCCCGCCGTTCCCATCGGATCAATCAGATAGCCGACCTTCATTCGTTGCACCCCTTTTCAATACGGCGAATAGAATTGCCAGTCGTTTCCGTGTGTCCAGTCCATCTGCCTGACTTCAAACCCACAGTCTGTGAAATCAGGATTCCGCTGAATCAGATATTCAACGCCATCAATTTTCACGTACTGACGGACGATCTGTCCGCCAAAGTGTTCCGCAACCATTTTCCTCACAACGCCATCCGACTTCTTACCAGTGCTTGTTTCAGCGAGGAATCGTATAATCTGCTCTCTCATGCTCAATCTCTCCATGTGTCCAGAATCCTGAACGCCCGTCCACTCTTTGACAGTTTAATGTGCCCCTTCTTTGCCATGTTCTGGATAGTTGTACGAACTTTGTGGAACTGCTCGTAATCAACGCCAATCCTCTTTTCATGATGAAGCCGTCCGTCCAGTTCAACAACCCACCCCATCGTGTATGCGATCTCACGCTCCAGATCTTCAGTGCGGAAGTACCCGTGATAGTTCAGACGGAATCCGCTTTCAATGTCTGCTTGAATAAGCGATTCCAGATAACCAAGAATGGACTTTCTCTTTAGCTCCATCGTAGGCAGATGGTAGCTGATAGAATCATCGTAATAAGCCTTACTCACAGTGCCGTGTCCTGTTCCATTGCCGATCATATTCAGCACCCCCTCTTGATGTATCTGCCGTAACGAGCGGCTGGGAAATAATTGATGCTCCCGTTATACACGATGTAGAGCTTACCACCACGCCCTGTGCGGTTCTCGATGCTCTCAACTTCCACATCCAGAAGTTCCAGATCTCCGCCGATACCAGTCAAGTTTCCGGCTTCCAGTTCAGCGATCTGTTTCGGAAGGGTTTCCAGAATAATGATTCTGGGAGCACCCAGTTCGGTCAGCCGGTCAAGGCGTTCTTTCATCATACGAACTTCATTCTTGCAGATGTTTTCACGGATTGTCATCTTAAAGCCCCCTCTCAATACAGGAAGAACGCTATGTTCTTCATCCAACTCTGTTCCTGACGGGCGATCAGGCGGATCTTTTTATCGAGCCGTTTGATCTGCTCCTTGTCCTCACACACCTGCTTCTTGTTCCAGAGGATATTCATGCGGTTCACGGCATCCATCCTGCGTTCCTGTTCCTGTGTGCTGACACCCTTCATAATCTCGCTGATCTTCATGGTTCATGACCTTCCTTTCTTGCTGATACCTTCTGGTATCGACTTCAGGGAGCGGTGTCCGTTCCCTGTAGTCGGTATCAGTCACTTGCGGAATCCTACATCCTTCTCAAGCCATCCGTAATGGATACCTGCTTCGATCCATTCCTTAACCGGAATTTTCTTCTCGCCAACTGTAAATTCCTGACTGGCGATCCTGTACATCCAAGCGATATGGTTCCAAGCTGATCCCAAAGTTGAGAAAGCCTCAACGATCATGCCATCCACTGTCACACAGAACGCCGCCCCATTGTCCATCACTCGCACATTTTTCATCGGTTCTTGACCTGCCTTTCCTTTATTGTGTCTTTCGACACTGCTATTATATCATGCGGTAGCATATCCGTCAATACTTTTTCATAAAAAAATATAGAAAAATATAAGAAAAACAGGACAGGCATTAAACCTGTCCTGCTGTTACCACCAGTTGCTTTACAAATTGCCTATTCTTCGCATAACGCTGTCATAGATGCGAGGTTGCAGTACCATCATGCTGTCCATAAGTTCATCCATGATCGGCAGTACATCTTCCCATGGCTTTCCATCCACAGCCACCATAAAATCCGAATCGCCGTTAGTTCTTATTGTTTCGATTGGCGGTGGGCTGAAGGACTGTTCAACAACCGGAGGATTGCCGTATAACTCACGTTGAAGCGTGAGAAATGCGGCGAGTTTGATGCAGGTGTTTGAGTTAGGATTTCGCTGACCTTTGCATTCAGCAATGGCTTCTTCTAAATCCTGTTTCGTTATCAAATTTCCTGCTCCAATTTCTGGACGAAGCGTTTGGCGTCCATCTGAAGATTCTGCGGAAGATCCTGCATCATGCTACGAACACTGTTAACAAGCTCTTCCACGCCATCAGTGCGTGAATAGCCTTCATTGGAATATCTGCCCATAGAATCCCTACGGGCGTTCCGTCCACGTCCTCTGGCGTAACTACCACCGCCGTAGTTACGACTCATGTCATCGCCACGATTAGAGTATTCGCCATCTTCATCCATAAGAATATTGCACAGATGATCTACAGCACTCGCCATGTATTTGATCGTTTCAACATCTTCTTTGCTGAACTTTCCATTCTGCGAATATTCTTCCAGTTCACGAATCAGCTTCTTTTTAAGCTCCATCAGTTCATGCATTGTTGTGCCTCCTTCCTTAAGCAATACGGGATACAGTCAGGTTGGCATTCTGTACAAGGATCGCAGGAGCAACGCCACCAGCGTCCGCAGGAGTAGAAACATTCTCAACAGCCACAGTAAAGCAACAGCCCTTCGGAACAGTGATAATCGCCGTGCTTGTGACATTAAAGAAGTTTTCATTCGTTGGCGGATCGGTAGCGGTTGCCGCAGGAGTCACGATTGCCCTGCTTGTCAGAATCGGTTCACCGTCAATGGCAAGAGAAACAGCAATCGGGCCGAGCGTTGCTCCATCCGGTAACGCAATGTTTCCGTTGAACGTTACCTGATACCGTGCGAAACAAGCACACGGATTGTTCACAATGCCACGGAGAATAACAATTCCTGACTCATTCCGGTGAAGCACATACCCCTTATTGCACGGAATGTTATCGTTCAGAATAACATTCTGATTCGGCTCAACCGTCTGCACAGGATTATAAGTATATTCTGCCATTTGACTCACCTCTTAAAAGCCACCATTGCACCCACAGCCACAACCGGAATTGTTGTTGCAGGTGAAGATGGGCGTCCGTCCATAGACGGGCGTTGTAGGAACAGGACAACTGTTCAGCCTGTTGTAAAGCTGATCAACCTCATTGGAGAATCCCTGTGCAATAAAGGCGTTCTGAGCAGTCTGGGATGCCGCCAGATCTTTCATAGCGATCTGCTGACGCAGTGTCGCAATTTCATCATTCTTGGCATCAATCTTATCCTGACAGAGCTGATCCTTAATGGACTGGATACCGCCATTGATCGCATTCAGGATACCCTGTGCGTTCTGTGTACTGTTTTCACGAGTGGCACATCCTTCACTCGCCAGAGTATACCGGACATCAGCAATACCAGCGTTCACGCCGTTAAAGCCATTCATTGTCGCAGTCTGTGCGGCAAAAGACCGTTCCAGATCAGCAATCGTGTTCCCGTACATCTGCTGTGCGATAGCATTCTGGGCATTATTCACAGAAGCTGTTACACCTGCGAAACCGGAACACAGACTGTTCTGGATATCGCCACAGCATCCACACAGCTGGGTAGCCAGAGAGCTGATACCATCACGGACAGAAGTCACGCTGTCATGGAGCTGCGCATCCATGAAACCATCGGAAACATTGTTATTGATGCCATTCTGTCCGTTCAGAATCCACGGGAAGTCAATGCCGAGTCCTCCGCCGAATCCGTTCATTCCACCGAAGCCACCCCACATACCGTTGCCAGCAAGCAGGAACAGCAGAATGATCCACCAACCGTCACCGCCCCAGCCCATGCCGTTATTACCATTCCCATACATAGGGGCAACAGGCATGATCATACCGGAGCCATTTTCATCAGTAAGAGCCATAAAAATCTTTCCTTTCTTATTTATATATACTCAACCGTATGTGCACCTACGGATGGTATCAACGCTTTCCAATCATTCGCATCAGCATATTCATCATTGGATTACTTACCTGTCCAGACTGAAGGATATGCATTACAGCCGCCTGTGGGTTGTTCGCAATATTCGCAGGAACGTTGTATCCTGCTTGCCTTATAAGTTGTGCAGGATTCATCTTCAGTTCACGGAGAGCATCCTGTGCATTAACCTTCCTGTTCATTTCCTGATACAGAGGATTTGCCATTCTTTGTCACCTGCCTTGGAATATTTTTCAGAATGCCGTTTATTTCGTCTTTAAAGGCATCAAATTCGGCTTTTGTAGCAAAAGATGAATAATCTATCGTCTGTTCAATTGGAGCTGTTTTAGGGGCATTCTGAGTCGTTTCATGATATTCAAAAATACGGAGCGGTTGCGGCATACCTGAAATGTCAGTTGACTTCAGGAAAAATCGCTGACTCTCGCTGTCCATCAACATAACTGTAGAATTTGGAGCTACCATATAGGACTTTGCTCCTGCTTCACCTTGCACCCAATTAAGCCCACCATTGTTCTGTGGAACTTGAGGCATTTGATATTGCTGAAGATAAGGATTTTGATAATAGTAAGCCATTACTCTTTCCTCCAAAAATAAAGTGGCGTAAGCCCTGTGCTGTCCCAACTGTCGAACACGTCCCCGTCCTGAACACAGGCTACGTGATTTGGCATTGCGACAACAAATGTTCCAACCGGATGATCTCTGGCAAAGTCTGCTAACGTGTAACAATCAGGACATGAGTTCGGAATTATTTCTCGCACAAATCCGTTCTGCCGTAAGACTGATCCCCACACTGCGTTTGAGCTGATAACATCGCCCATCAGGAATCCGTTAATAGCTATCTTTGCGTAAGCACTCTCCCAATCCAAATCCAACGCTTTAGCAATCGCTCTTACTGAACAATCACCTGCTCTTGGCTGTGCAGGATTCGGATTGTACTCAACCCACATTTGCATCACCACCTTTGCTTAAAGCATAAGAAAAACGCCTCATCAATTCGATGAAGCGTTAGTGCATTTTTAGTGCAAGTTATCCACAACTTTATCCACTTGTATAATCTGGTAAATTGTGTATAACTGCTACAAACGTTGAAAATAAAGGATTTAAGCTTTGGTCAAAAAATGTGGATAACTTTCTTATGCATTTTTATAAATATTTATGCATATCCAATATTATGATGTTTAATTTTTTAAGCATCGTCATAAAACAAAAGGCTGGGGTCGTTGTATTTCAACGCTCTCAGCCATAATGTAAAATATGGTCATTTTGTATGAAATTTCATGAAAATGAATAAATGCGAGGAACCCCTGTCTGACCTTTAGGTCGATATAATATTCATTCCCATGTTAAAACGTCTAAAAACGCCCTTTAAATGCGAAATAGAGGCATATAAGCTATAACGGTTAATAACAACGCATATACCCTGTGGATAACTTTGCTATTTTCTGTGGATAACTTTCATATAGCTAAAAACCTTTTCTTGCCATTTATACACAATATTTTTTACCTGCCTGACAGACAATTGGAACTCTTCAGCAAGTGGCTCAAACAAAATTCCATCAACTAATCTGCGTTTAAGCACAGCCCTGTCACGTTCCGAGTGGCAAATTTCATTGATCGCATTGATTGCTTCGGAATTGGTATATTCTTCCATCTCACTTTTTCACCTTGCCTGTGCCGTGGCACATATTGCAGGTTTTATATCCAGAGCCATTGCCACCTTTGCGGGCTCTTGTCTTTTTAGTTGTCGTTGTAGTCCTCCGCACTCTCACCAGCTGTGCCATAATTTATGTCACCACCTGCAACCAAATTGTCATCGCCAACTTGCAACGCTTCAATTTCTGTGTCAGTATAAGTTTCCTCTGTATACTCTTCAAACTGGCTTTCATACACGAAGAACCCAACTGCCATACCTGCCATCAAAACAATCAGGACGATTATGGTTAGCCATAACCGCCTGACTGTCCGTTCCGCAAAAGCAAGAGCACTCTCTTCTCTGAATCGTTTTTCTGCCAGTTTACATTCCTGACAATTCATGCATTAGCCTCCGAAAAAAATCTTGATAAGAATACCGATCACACCTGCTCCAACAGTCATTATCAGCCAAGTGATATTCTTCAATTGATGCTCAATCACAGCCAGACGAACGTTCTCGCTGTTCACCTGCTGTTCAATCGTGTGAAGATTTGACTCGCATTCCTGCCTTGTGATAAATATCTCTTTCAAGCGAGAGATATCTGCTTCATCAATCATTTTAGCTCACCTCATAAATGATACTTGTCTGTTGGATTATTAACAATGCCGAACCCCACCAATACTGGCAGAAGCACATCCATAAAGTTATTCATCCAATCAGCGATGTCAATCTTCACGAATGTTTTCACAAGGAACACAATCAGTGCCGCCACACTCAACCACAACGCCCAACTTTTCAGCCGATTCTGTTTTTCTTCCATGATAATCAACCCCCTTCTGCCCTATCATATCATTGAGAAAATCGTTAGTCAATTCTTCAAGCTCATTTTCAGTAGGCATATTATCCCTCCGCAACCATCACGCCGCCGTATTTCCGCACTATCTCATCTGCAACACTCTGTCCGAGATGCGGTATCGTCACGGTGTACAGAGTCTGTCCACCTGAATTAAGGATAGCTTCCCAAGTCTTTGCACCCGTGATGCCGTCTGCCGTCAAGTCGTGGTCACGCTGGAAGTATTTGACCGCTTCAAGAGTCTTGTTCCCGTATGCACCATCAGCACCGTAGGGCGCAAGGTCGTAGCCAAGCTGAATGAGTTTAGTCTGAAGCAAGGTCACATACTCGCCCTTGCTTCCTTTCCGCAACGTAGGGAATGTCACAGGAATATCACCGTCCAATCCTTTTGGTATCGCCCAATGTGTGCATTTCGCAGATAGCTTTTCTCGTTTTACTTCACCTGAACAATGCACCATCATGCCGTTGCCGATGTAAAAGCCGATGTGCGATTTAACTTTCGGATTGTTCTTGTCTGTCCAAAACACACAGCACAACTTTTCTGGCAGAGTCTTGATTTCGCCTTGCTCTGCCCAATTGCTTTTAGTGTTCCATCCACTTGTACATCCGTATCCGGCAAGGTTGATGCCGTATCGCTGAAGAACGTTTTTGACAAATCCCCAGCAATCATCAATTTCCGTACGCTCACCGTTCGGCAGATACTTACAACCATGACAAGCTGACTTGCTACCGTTCAGCACTTGGCACTTCTTCCTTGTCTGTTCCGCTTCACCGGAAGGGCAGGAAGAGCGATTAGCGTAATACTCACGCTTTGACGGCGTACACAGCGCACCGCCAGCACCCCACACATACGACCATCCTACACAGGCTTCCGCTGTCTTGATGATTGCTTCAACCTTCGGAAATCCCTTTGATTTCAGGTCGGCTACCAACAAATCCACTTGCTTTGCACTATTCATCGCTATGCTCCTGTCCGTAGGCGAAACCTACTAAAAACCCTGTGAATCCACACAACAGCATCAGAATCACCCAAACAACCCACATCATTCATCTCTCCCGGCAGATACAAGGGCAATTGCAAAAATACCGAACAGCATCCCGGCAATCACCGCAGGAATCAGCCACCACCAAGAAATCACATTATCACCGCCTTGTTGCATTCCAATAATGACCATTTAGGGAAATTTGTTAATGAGTTAAATCATTCTTTATGTTGGTTCATTCTTCAGCATATATGTAATCTGTCCAAGAATGTTTTTCCCTGCGAATGCCGATGCCTTTGCAAGGTATATACCGAGAACAGTTTGACCATCTTCTGTCCATGTATCAATACCGCAGTATCCCATTATTCCGGTTGCGGTTGATTTGCCGTTTTCGCAAATCCACCCTCTGCTTATGTTTTGCGGTTGCCATTTTGTTAAGTTACTGAAGTAATACAACTCATTCCCTGAATCTGTTGCTGTTGATTTGATTTTGCATTGAAAATTGATTACAACAACTCTGCCAAAGCGTTGGATGTTTGTGTAATTTGCGCCTGTTGTATCAATCAATTGACCATTCGTAGGAGTATTTGATTCTGTTTCATACTTTGTTTTAGTATTCAAATTGCTATTTAACGTCCCAATCTGTTCAGAAGCTGAATACCAACTACTCCATGCATTAGAACGGTATTGCCTTGTTTTTTCACTTGCACTTGTATTTGAATCGTAAATAGTTTGTACAACTGTATCACTACGCCCTGCAATCACAGTAAGAATGAACCATGACATACCGCTTGACGAGCCGCCAATTGTCGACCCTGTGGAAATGTAATAAACACCTGTAGTCTTGTAATTATTCAACTCGGCGTTTGTAATCCATGCCTTATTTGTTCCTGCTATAGGGTCTAAATGTTCAGAAAGGGTATTGATGGCATCCGCTTCCTTGTCGATAGCATTAGACGCAACGCTCATGTCAGGCGCATCGGTCAGTTCAGGTATGCTAATAGTTTGGTTGGTTGGGGTCAGGGTCTTTGTCGTTGCCATTATTCGTCACCTCCTAAAAACTCAACAAATCCGTCAAGCTTTTCGATTTCGTCAAGCGTGATGTTCGGGATGCTTTCCTGCCGCACACCGATGGGTGAAATCTCGCACTCCTGCTTGGAAAGTTCCTCCACCGCCTTTGCAAACTCGTTCCGCTTGTCCTTGTCAGCAATCACAATCAAGCCATTCTGCGAAACAACCGCATCAAACTTCTTGAGCAGTTTTTCTTCTTCTTCAGCTTGGAAATCAAATATCTCCTTGAGCGAACGTTTCAACCTGAAGAACCTGAACGCATCCTGCCCGGAGATTTTGTCCCCCATGCGAAGAAGTGTCTTGTAGGCATCAACTGCCTTTCCGTGAGTTGTAGTCATCATGCTGTACCTCCTTTATTGCTTGTAGAACACGGAACAGGAAGCAAAAGCACCTGAACTCGTGTTTTTAGCCTTAATTTGGATGTCCTCGTTAAGAAGCATACACTTTGAGGACGGAGCGGTTGTTTCAAGCGAAATTGTGAAACTTCCACCGCTAACGCTCATCACGTTTGTAGTGGCTGATGTAAGCATCGTATCAAGGACAATCGTAGCCCATTGCGTGACCGTCTGCGTAACGCTACCAAGTTCAATCCAACTCGACCCGTTCTTCAGCCATGCCTTGAATGTATGGTTTTCGTAACCCATAGCCGCATAGAACTGCAAACGTGCTTTGATGCCATAGAAAAGATTTCCGCTCAAGTAATCAGCCGCAGAATATGGGCAGGTGAATGTCTTGTAATACCCCAACGTGCCACCAACATTGTCCAGCACGAGGGACGAAGGACGGAAACTCCATGTCTTTTCGCTTGAAGAACTTGGCTTAATCCACACAACATTTGTATCTGATGACGGCTGTTGCTCTGAAATCACGAACCTTGGCAATCCGTTGCCTTTGACGGTCAGGTTGTCTACGGTCAGGGACTTGCACACTACATCGCCTGTCTGTCCAACCGAGAACGTTGCACTTGCGGCGTTAGTCCCAAAGATAATAGCCGAGCCGGACGAATCTTGTGCGTGGAGATAAAACTTTCCTGCGGTACTCATTTCGATGCCGTTTTGGTCGAGAAGCATTTTTGCTGTGTTCCCGGCGAAGATTTTGATGTACTTGCCACCGGAAATCTCAATGCCAGCCGCAACGATGGAAATGCCGGACTTGATAGCGTAGAAGTTGTTTGTCGTGTAGTTCTTTGCGTTCGTTTCGGCGGCTGAAGCCTGTCCTGCGGCATAGGTTTTAGCGTTGCTCTCTGCTGTGCTTGCCTTGCCATCCGCATAGCTTTCTGCTGTCAGGACGATGGAATCCGCACTCTGATAGGAAGATGTTTTCTTGATATACGACCCTTCTGCCGCCGATGTTGCCTGACTTACCGCCGCCGTGACGATAGAGTCCGCCGTCTGATAGGTTGTGGTCTTTTTCAGATAAGTGTTCCCGGCTGATGTTGCCGCTTGGCTTACTGCCGCCGTAACGATGGAATCAGCGGTTTGATAAGACGAAGTCTTGTCCAGCTTGCCGCCCTCTGCGGTTGTGGCTCGTGAAACCTCTGCAGAAATTTGCTGTGCCGTGACCGTCAAATCGGCTTGCATCGAGACAACGGTTGTGTCCAACCCATCAACAACACTTGCCAATCCGTCCACACGGTTTGCCATGATGGATACCGCTTCCACGGTCTGCTGAACTTCCGTTTCCAGCGTTGTCGGAATGAGAGCATCATACAACTCAATCCACCGCTGTCCGTCCCAAACGTACTCAATCGGAATACCGCCAACGACTTGCCATGAAGAAACCGTGTCCTTGATTGCTTGCCATGATGCAAAGCCGTCCAAGACTCCTTGCCATGTGCCGTTGGTAATCGTCTGAATCCAAATGTCACCGGAAACCAACTCTGCGTGGTCAGGCTCGTTGGGTTGCATATAAATCGTGCCGTAGCCGAGCGAGGAAATCCGGCTGTTCAGCGAGTCAATTGCCTGTGTGATGGTCGAACCACTCTGCCAATTGCCGATATGAGAAGTGATATAAGTGTTGGACGAAATGTCCGTCACCATCAATTTGTTGATAAATGCCTGATTTGCCCACAACTCATCAACGTTGATTTGTGCGGCTGTGATTTGGTCAATTAGAGCGTGGCTTGCGTAAATGTCTGTTGTGTTCAGTTCGCTTGCCGTGATGGTGGATGCCGTGTAAATTGTTCTGCCGTCATCCGTGTGACCAGCTTCTATTTCTTCTGCCGTGGGAGTGACTTGCGTAGCCGTCACGTTGCCCAAAAGGTCAACATCCAGCTTGTAATAGTTGTCATCCGTTGCTTGGATAACAAGGTCACCGATGGTTGCACTCACAATCTGTGCGTAGTCAACCGACAGCCGGGGGATAAACAGCTTATTGGCTACACCAGCTTGGATGACCGCTTGCCCAAAATAAGCGGATTGAGCGTTCATCTCCTTAATTCGTGCGTAGCCAATATCAGCCGTCTGAATCGCCGCAATCGCAATTTCAGCAGTTCCCAATTTGGCATTGATGGCGGTCAGGTCGTTGGCATCAATCTTGTCTGCCGTGACCGCATTTGCCGCCAACTTGCCAGCCGTTACCGCAAAGGCATCAAGCTTTTCCGTTGTGACAGCACCGGAATAAATCTTGTCTGCCGTCACCGCTCCTGTGTGAAGTTCAAGGGAAGTGATACTTCCTGCGGCAATATCATCAGCCGTGATGCTCCCGGCGATGAGTGTGTGAATGTTTGCCGTCAACGCTTCCAACTGTTCCGTTGTCAGTTGAGTAATGGATGCCGCATCCATGTGAACCCAATGCACACCGCCAACGGCAATGTCATCGCCGTTGATAGCACCTTCTGCAAAAGAGCCGGATAAAATGGTTTTTAGACGGATGTTTTCACCACTAATTTCTGGCACCTGCCACGTCGCAATCTTCCGAACGCCGTCACTGTTCTGAATTTTACCGAGCGTGATTTTGTTCAACATCCCTGTCAGGATATCATGCTCAATGCCCACGACCTGTGCGGAATATTCATAGCCCCTGGCAGTATCTTTGATCGTTACGATATCGTACAAATAAACTTTATCAAGCCCTCTGTACTGTGCGTATTCTTCTGTATCGCCCAATGACAGGAATTGAATTTCCATCTCAATTTCTGGAAGATCAGCCTTATCTTCAGAAAATCTTTTCTGCGCTTCAGCAAGCAGTTTGGCATTAATGTTATCTGCTGTGACTTCATCTTTGCCTATCTGTAGTCCTGTATCAAGAATTTCAGTGCGAGGATAGCCATAGTCATTAATATGCGTACTATCAACGTATCGTTTACCATTGTTGTTGAGCCAAATGATTTCGCCTTGTGCGTCTTTCCCAAACGGGGCAACACGGGTTACAACGTTTTCAATGCTTTCTGTCCGGTCAACGCCAAGGAGGTTTTTTCTGTTCTGGACAACAAATCCACGGTCATAGCCAACGTTTTTGAGGCAATAGAAATCCCAATTGTCACGGATAAGAGACAAACCGTATTTTGCACAAACGCCATTCTCCGGATCAAGGAACGCTTCTACAATATTTTTGCGTTCAAAGTCTGTCTCTTTGAAAATCTGTGTATCCGTACAATCAGACGCAACATGAGAGCCACAAAAAGACAGAGTGTTTGTCAGAATGTTCCGGCAAGACGCCGCACCTGTGTAAGCTGTTTCCTCTGTCGGCTTCCAAAGCGTATAGTTCTGAAGATTATCGTACCAAACATGACGAGCTTTAATCGTAACGCAATCTTCATCTTCTACTACTTCATAAATTCTGAACAGCTGATCTTCAAGGCGAGTAGGAATAGCAATAGCTTCAAGTCCGGCAAAATTCGCAGGAATAGAAACAGATTCAACATTCAGTTGGTCAAAATCAGCTTTTGTAACATATCCATAAGCAGTTTCAGATTTATCTCCAAACACAAACTCAACAACTGTCTGAAAGCACTCTTGAGCAACGCTTTTTACTTCAGCAGTAATGGCTTCACCAACTTTCAGGACAGACGAAATCAGCCCCGTTGTGCCATCATTCGTAACATTTTTCATGGCACAAGCAAGAAGATTCTGACCAATCTGCGAATCTTCCTGCTCTCGCACTGTATAGATATTTAATTCCTGCAATTCTTGTGCCATGCTGTCACCTCCTTACGGTGTGCCAACTCTTACCGTATCTGCGTATTCATCATTCCTGATTACAGGCGGCATACGGACAGGAACTTTGCATTTCACGATGTTCCCCACCTGACATTTTTGCCACTTTTTGTACTGATCGTATGTCAATTTCAATTCAATCTCGCTGATACCGTTTTTTTCCTCCGTAAAAACGGCTTCAACGGGCTTTAAATCGCCTGTAAGCCCTGTAGTAGTAAAATCCTTACAGTCTTTATCAAAAACGAAAATAGGCGTGTTTTTAGCCATTTTAGACCCATCTCCAATGCGGTGTGATTGTCAGCTTTGTGGCGTTCCCCACGTTAATAGTGCTTGTTCCAATTGGGATGGTTGGGAAATCGCCCACCATTGTCAATGCCCCAGATGCAGTATAAACGTATCCATTTTCGCAGTCAAGCGTTACGGGAACATTTGCAGTCATTCCATTCAGCGTTACAATCTGTCCGGCAATAGAAAAAGATATATTTCCAGAACCTTCAACGACAATTGTAGGATATGCTTCTTCTGTGCCGGGATTTATAATTGTATCTGTTTCCCTGTATTCATAAACGCTATCCACAGCTTCAAACATGAACGGTTGACAGTTAAAAATCACAGTCGCAGTATCATAATATCCATTATTCCCTTTTTCTCTTTTCCAGACAATTTCCTGTTCAACAGTGGCTTTGTACGCCTTTGTCAGATCGTCACTTGTGATAAGCTTTCCTGTTCCATCAGCCCATGCGTTCACAATCTGTCTGGCAGAAGCAGACGAATCAATTAACACAAGCTGAACAGTAATGTTAAAGTTTGAGAATCCTTCATTCACATGAAGTGCCCCATCTCTGCCTTTAACATAGTATTCCGTAAAGCGTTGGCTTGCCTTTTTGTGACTTGGCATTTTACTCACAATAATTCCGGAAAGTTTGCCATCACAAATGCTTGAAGAAATTGTGGCATCAGTATCCGTGCTTGTCCGCCTAAAAATAACGTAATCCATATTTAACCCCCCATAGAACGAAGCCGAGAATTGCTTGAGGCATTAATGTTATTCTTTACACGCCGCGTTGTCAGATCGGCTACTTTTTCTCCACTCATAAGGACATTCACTTTGCTCATTGTTTCTGCCACTGCCACAGCAACGATTTCAGTGATTGAATCATAGTCAACGCTTCCACCTTCGCCTTCTCTGTATTTACGTGCCTGTGACGCAGACAACACGGTTTCGTCACGGTGAAGTAATGCAGGATAGTTGTCATAAGGGATATCCCATGCACCGCTGGCGTGATGATGTGGGTTCCAATCGTAAGGCTCGCCGATAAAGGAAACTGTTACCGTTTTGCTGTCCGGAATCTCCATCAATGCTTCGCCAAACTTCTTGGCATCCTCTGTTGCCTGTTCTTCGCTTTCAGAAGCAGAACCATACATTTCTTCAGCAGTTGCAACCCACTCTTTATATTCTTGCTTTCCTTTTTCGACTTCTTCATTTAGCTCATTGGCTTTTTCACGAGCTTCTATTGCTTCTCTGTTTGCGCTTGTCCACTCCGACATGATATTCCCGAATTTTGTGTATGCTTGAGAATAAACATTTAAAAGATTTCTTGCGTTTGCAACATCTGTAATTGTGGAATCGTAAGTAAGAAGCCCCTCCCCATTTTCGCCGATTGCTCCGTTTTCCTTAAGGACTTCATTAAGCGCATCAATGGCTTTTTCTTTTTCTGCAACAGCATTCGCTTCAGCTTTGTTTGCTTTTACTGATTGTTCTATATAATCTTTATTTTTTCCAACAATTTCCTGATACTTTTCTTCTTTTAGCGCCTGAAGAGCTTTCTGTTTCGCAAGGTTTTCCCACTGTTTGATGTTTTCTTTTATTTCTTCACTGTTGGCTGAAATCTGTCCGGTTTCAGTATCAATAACCTCCCCAAGAGAAGGTACAAGCTCAATAAGCGCTTCTGCAGTTCCTTTCCAAATCTCATACTGTTCTGCTGTCATCTTTGAAGTGTCACCCATCGCAAGCAGTTTATCTGCAAGCGTTTCAGCGGCGGTAGATGTTGCTTCAATTGTTAATAACTCTTCAGCGAATTTAGCATCGTCCTCGGCATACATTTCAGAAAGAGATTTTTGCCCAGTGCGAGGATTTAAGAAAGCAACAATCTTCGCAATTGTATTCGCAACATCTGTCAGAATAGGAAGAACACCTTCAACAAGAGACACCCTAAACGCTTCAATTGACGCTTTCATATTTGTGACAGCGTCATTGTAGGATGCGGCATTCGCAACAGATTCTTCACTCATTACCAAGCCGAGTTCGTGAGCTTGCTGAATCAAATCGTCAATGTCTTGAGAAGTCCCGTCAAACAAGGCATTAAGTTTTGTGCCCCCACGACCGAATATAGCCTGCGCAAGCACATCACGTTCTGCGGCAGAACCACTGAAGTCTGCAAGAGCTTTCAGTGAAGCTTTCAACAAATCTTCTGTTGTAGTAATTTCTCCGTTGGCTACCTTTGCGCTCAAACCAAGTTTTTCAAAAGCTTCTGACGCTTCCTTACTAACGTCCCCACCACCCATAAGCTTACGCATATTCATAAGCCCACGGTTCAGGTCAGTAATACTTGCGCCATTGATATCCAGAACGTGCGACCATTCCTGATAAGCGTCTGTAGAAATACTCATCGCACGCGACTGCTTATCAATATTGTCCCCAAGAGAACGAGCCAAATCAACTGCTTCGGAAAGACTTGATACTATTCCTGCAACAACTCCGACCACGGCGGCTTGTGCGAGGAATCCACCAAGCTCGTCAAATATATCTTTTACTGTTCCACTAAACGAACTTGTATCAGATTCGGCATCTTCAAGCCCTTGTTTGAATGGTTCATCATTAAGGCCTAATTCTGGCTCGTCAGAAATATCATCGACTTCTGTATCAGGAATTGCGTCAATCTCCGAATCAAAATCATCTCTATCAAGCGTTACTTCAGGCTCGTCATCAATATCTTCAACATCTGTATCAGGAATAGCCGCAATTTCCGAATCAAACTGACTTGTATTCAAGCCAATAGAAGGATCATTTATTTCTATATCCTGATTTTCAAGCTTCCTTATTTCTCTTTCGTATTCTTTTTTATCAAGACTTAATTTCGCCAAAAGCGAAAACAGTTCCACGATTATCCCCCCAAACGCTTCAGCAATCCATCTTTGATTTCTTTGGCACTACGCTTGTCAATCCGTTTAGGTTTTAATTCAAGTTCAGTTGGTGACGGCGACTGAAGCTCATATTTTGTTTTTGTCAAAAGCCACAGCAAATCTCCGATATACAGTTCAGTTCTTCTTTCCTCGAGCTTCGCCGCCATGTAAGCATTTCTTCCCTTCCAATCAAGAAGCGGATACTCCGTAAGGGATATAACAGTTTTGTTTACACCGAAAGCCCGAGCCGTGTAAAAAAAGGCTGAATCTGTTCCTTCCATGCACTCATCGCATCAGCTAACAGATCTACGCCATTCATCTTCATCAGTTCTTTGTAAGTCTTGCCCTCAACAATAGACAGAATCTCCATCGTATCCCTTAAATGCTTTTCACCGAACAGCAACGGAACAATGTCGGCATAAATAATGGCAATACCGTGAAGCTTATTATTCATTCCTTTTTTAGTACATTCCTTAAACGTGTCCATAAGCTCTTTATCTTCAATAAAGTTCTTTATCGGAACAGCGAGAGAAACAAGAGCAGAACACATCTCTGAACCGTTTTTTTCAAGCAATTTAGCCACTGTAAATCCCCCTTATGAAAAACGGGACGGGGGAACATCCCTCGCCCCGTATGGGTCATTCTTCGCCGTTTTCTTCTTCTGGCTCTTCTTCTCCAACAACGTCATTCTCGCTCTGAGGACTTATCACGTTGCCGGAAGGTCGAAAAAAACAATCTCAAAAGGAGCTTCATCATAATCCAGAACAGAAGCCTGATGAGCGTGAAGTTCAACCGGAAGAGTGCCCTCGCCTTTATCCGTGAAGGTCAGGTTAAGATCGCTTGTGTTCAGCGCATTTTTCAGTGTGATAGCAACCATCCTACCATCAGCAAGATCGCCAAACCAAGTCAGCGTAGAGATATAATCTCCGTCCTGAATAGCTGTATGCATCTTGATTGTGGTTTTCTTTCCACTAACAGTAGCAGTAGCACCACCAAGAGCCATCACAAGATTGTCAGCAGTAATCTCCACAAGGGTAGTGCTCAAACGAGCATCAGCAGAATCCACATACTTGCCACCCTTGAAGGAATACCGTCTGCCGTCAACTTCAGGCTCACGAATCTCACGAGTAACAACAAACGAACCGCCACCACGAGTAGCACCCACAATGTTAGTTCCGGCAGTAATCGCAGACGCAATAGCCGTCTTTAGGGCGGTAGCGTCAGCAATACTTGAATAATCCAGATTTTTAATGAAAATGCCAGCATTGAGCTGAAGATTTTCAAACGTTTCACTCCGAAGCGGAGTTGTCAGCCCAGGAGCACCCATATCATTTCCCCCTTTAATAAGTAGTAGCGTACAAAAATTCAAAATTCAGAATTTTCCGCTTAACCATGTTATCAGAATCATCCCCCATCGGTTGAGCGAATGGAGTGCCTTTCCGAATAATGATTCCACCGCCATCACAGGCAATAACGTGTCCGGCGTCAACGTACTGTGAAATCTCGCTCACCTTGGCGTTTAACGCTGTCCAACTTTCCGATCTGTACCAGACGGAAGCACTTACAATCATGCGTTCCATACTGGAATCAGTCGGAGCTGTGTACGTGATATACGGAAACGCAGGTATCTCATTGCCTGACGTTGGAACGGAAGTTGCAGGATAAGCAGGAAGATCGAATGATTCAAAGAAGCTCTGAATAGCGGCATCCTTCGTCATACTGGAATCACCCACTCTTCAGCAGTCACCTGAAGATACTGCCCAAAGACTGCTCTTGCAGGAGTTTGTTTGTCATCTCCATCGCTTGTGATCCTGAATACCTTATTGTCACGCTTACGTTTGATAACATCATGATATTCAAGATGAGCGTTCTTCGCCGTAGTGACTGTGTACATGGAAGTAACGCCTTGTTTGTCGGCTACTCGTGCTTGCATGGAACTATCGAACGTGATTGAAGCATTAAATTCAACGCCATCTGTCCATGCGGTTATAAAACCGCCTTCACCGTCAGGCGTTCTGGTTTTCTCAACGAAACACACAGGCTCCATGCCTTCTTCAATCATGCTCATAGCTTCCTCCATCTGTTCAGCGAACCACCGAACACGGTACGCCAGTCTACAGACCCACTATCCGCCCCACCGCTCTTCAACGAATACGAATAGCCACCCCAACTTTCGGACTGATACGGTGAAGAAGCGGCTTCACCATTTTTCTCAATCCAAGCGTCAATTTCCGTTACCATATCAACCACAGATGGCGGAATCTTCATAGCCCAGATCGCTCCGGTGAACGTTTCATCGTTCAACTCAAGCTCATCATCGTACTTGTACACGCCATCGTTCAGTACAGAACCTGCAATACGGAAATACTGTCCATCAATCAGGAACGGGAGCGATAACGCCCCGTCCGTAATTGTGTATTCGCCGTAATGGATGTCTGCTTCATCACAGAACCAATTTTTCAGCTCTTGGCACAATTCAGACAGAATCATTATCGCTCCCACCCTTCAATTAGGACTTAATGGACAGCGTCTGGTTGCCAGCCGCCTGAGCCCTACCGTTGGAATCAACCGCCGCAACAGTGATCTTGTCATGAGTTGCAGTCGGAGTGATAATGCCGCCACTCGGCAGATCCGTCCATCCACTCAGCTTCTGTCCATAAGTCACAGCAGGAGCAGTGGTCTTGGCAGTCTTGTAGACGAACTTCTCACCAGTGCCGAGGCTGTAATTGCTCGTAGCGATGTGGCTCTGTCCGCTGGAAGCACCAGTCTGATCGGAAGTCACGGTCACACTGCCCAGAGTGGGCGTAGAATCAATCTGCCCCAGAACCACGCCATCAGCGTATTCAACAAGGAACTGAATACCGGACAGAGCGATCATCTCAAGCTGTACACGATTGTCGGTCTGGCTGGCGTGTACGCCGACATAACCGGACTCATCGGTTGTCAGATTGAACGCCTGTGCGACTTCGCCGTTCATGGACAGATAGTACATGATGATATTCTCTTTGGCAGTCGAAATGACATTGCCCTTCGGAATATTGCTGTTCATGATAACCGTGCCCATGCCGAGGAAGTCTTCGATATAGTTCATGCCGAAAGCGGTCTGCATGGAGATCGTGGCAGTGGCCAGATAATCAGCAATCGTCAGCGGATTGATGAAATGCACAACTTCGACAGAATCATTCTCAAACAGCACCTGAAGCTGTCCCCACGTTTTCGCCAGTACCGCCTGAAGGGTATCAGCACCAACAACAGTACCATTCAGTCCATTCAGGAAATTGAAGAAATTCGTGCGGATACCGCTCTGAATGTCCTGAAGCATCTTTGCGTCGGTAGTATTGACAGCTTCATTGTAGCCAGACTTCTTGATGGCTTCAGCAGACACGGCTTTACGCCACTTATTGATGGTAATTTCACCGATCGGCTCTTTAGTCCGTTCATACTGGGACAGCGGAATAATTTCACCTTCAGGAACAGAACCGTCCTGCAGAGTTCCGACAGTCTTGTACACATACAGGGTAGTGCCCTCAATCAGCGGAATTTTCCGAGTAACACCGAGGGCTTCGATCAGCTTCGTCAGGGAAAACTGGTTGAAGCGATTCACGAAATCAACTTCACGGCTTTTCACCATTTGAGCCTGACCAATCAGATTAGTTTCAGCAGAGGTTTCAACATTAGCCATAGTAGCCCATCCTTTCTGTTCGGTTAGAATCCGAACAACTCATGATTTTCGGCAATCGCTCTCTGACGCTCGGTAGTGTCTTTGATTGCCATAATTTCTTCCTTCGTGCGAGTTGTTTTTCCACCGTTGTTCGCCGGAGGATTAGCGGAACTCACGCCAGACTCTTTAGTGGAAACAATGAAATCGCCCCACTCTTCTTTAGCCTCTTTCGTGATTTTCTCCACATCATCCAGTTTGCCATCAGTGATCTTCAGCTCGTCGAAGCTGACAGTTTTGAGGATCGCACCCCAACGCTTCTCAGGAATGTTCAAGCTCTTCAGAATTTCCTTGTACGCATCCTGCTTCTGGATACGCACTTCTTTCTGTTCCTGTTCATTCTTGTAGGCGTCATACTCTGTCTTGAGTTTATCGTACTTGCCTTGCAGGTCTGCACTGTCATCCAGTTTGGTCTGCAGTTCGTCAGCAAGAGTCTTTTTCGTGTTGTAGCGATCAACCGTCACAAAATTCTCGCCAACGTATTTGCCAATAGACTGTACAAGAGCAGGTACAGAATCAGCAGGAATAGAGCCCTCATCGTTCATGTGTTTGCGGATAACTTTCTCAAAATCTGCCATTTTTATCACAATCCTTTCGCTGTTGACGGGAGCTACCCTTGATTGTGCCTTAATAATATACCCTGTGGAAAACTTTTGTCAATAGGCAATACATCTGTGGAAAACTTTTTGCGTGTTAATAAGAAAATATATGGACATATGCATATTGGCACAAAAAGGGGCATTTTAGGCGTTTTAACCCTTCAATGGATATTCATTCATATTAAAGGTCAGACAGGGCTAGAACGAAAAATGCATATTTTCTGTATAATTCATTCCAGCGTTTTCCACATCGAAAAAGTGAGGAAAATCAATGCTTCCAGCGTTTGGTTTTTCCGCATTTTGTTTTTCCAAAAATTGGATTATTCACTCATTTATGCACAAAATCCTGTGGATAACTCACTTTTTGAGTTTGACCTTTGCTGGAAGCGTTGATTTATAAGGCTTCTACGTTATTCATCTTTATGCATATTTATATTTGTATATAGTTTTATATACAACCGTTGCTGATAACTTTAATGTATGTAGCTGTAGGATAAAGATACATTTTACTATTATTATTATATATTTTTCTTCTCCTTATATAATAATAGTAAATGTATGATTATACTGCACAATAAATATAACAATGCATATTCACATATAATTCTTGAATACTTCTTTGAATAGCTCTTCAAAATCTTTTTTATGCGCCTGTATCGAACCAGACAAAAACGGACGTGCTACCATCTTATGCGTTCCATATTCAACATAAGGTGCGTAATATACATTCGTGCCAATATAAACCGAACGCATATCGCCACCGTCCTTCGGAGTTTCACCTTCATACTGCCCAATTTGATTTGCGTCATCATCGTAATACGCGGGGCTGTTTGCAGATTCTCCGTCAAGAGCAAAAGTAATACTGTTCCGGAGAAAGCCCGTATCTACTGCCCCCATATCAGTGATTGTCTCTTTCGCAAAACGTTCAGCCTGACCACCGACAAGACGCAACGCCTTTTCAATGGCTTTTTCAATCCTTCTGTCATGCTCTCCCATGTTGCTGTTAATTTCTACTTTCATTTTCATCCTTCTTTCTAAATCCAAGCACTACTTCTGCAAGAGCACACCGACAATTATACGTGTTCGCAGGATCAGCGTCAGGATCGCCGGGATACATAATCTGTCCTATCTCGTTTTCAAACGGCTCTTTTATCGGAACAATAACCCTGTCCAATTCAGCATGAGCATCACGCGTTCTTTCGTCCTTTGTGGCAATCCATTCCTTGCCCATGATAACGCCGTCATCCTCAACATCTTCCATTGCGTCAAGACGACCTTTGTTCTGCGCTGAAGTTACAGCTGTTCTGGCATTACGTAATGCGCTCATTTCATTCATCTTTGTAACGTTCATCAAACGTGCCGCCATCTGATCTGCACTTTCCCCCTGAAGAATCCCCTGAAGAATCTGCGAGTTCACTCTCTGTGTATTCCATCGCACGTCCCTATGCCCATCAACAAACTTGTACGGAAGCAACGTCTTGTCAGATGTAGACAGTTTGCGTATCGTGTTTTCGTTTACCAGATCAAACGAAAAGCCTTTTACTTGCTTGCTTACGTCCCCAACAACACGATTGTAATTATGTGCATAAACAGCAGGAAGTTCTGAATTGATATACTTTGCGGCAATCTTATTTGCTTCAGTCATCCTTTCAGCCATTGTGTCACGCAGGTCTGTCCATCGTTTTCCGGTCATGATCTGATTTTCTCGCCAAGCGATATACCGATGCTTCGTTATTTCTCCTGCCTCAAACAAGGCTTTCATTTTCTTATCCTTTTCTTCAAAAGAGGCAAAAAAGGAATTGACCTTTTCCGTCAATTCCTCACTCGCCTGTGCGTATATCTTGTGAAGACGCTTCCCAAGACGCTTCATGCGAGTATCGCCAAATTTACTCGACATGCTCATTTACTTCAACCTCTCCTTCAGCGTTAAACCGAGCCGCATCTTCAGCAATCAGATTTTTCATCACTTCTTCATACTTATCAGGATCGCCCATAAGCGTCAGGATACGCTTTGTGATATAACCGGAATCCAGATATTCTGCACAGGACAGAACGCTTTGAATCTCTTCATTGTTGTTTACAATCTTACTGCGGACAAAGCTCACGTTATCGTCAATACCTGCCAGAGCAAGAATCCTGTTTACAAAATCAATCACGCAATACTCAAACTGATCGCACTTCGAATTAAGCGGTTCATACGCCGCCTGAATCTGTGTGGCAGTCACGGCTCCACCTGCAATCTCTTTCGTGTCCAATGCCATAAAGTCATCGAACAACTGCGTTCTCAATTTCTCAAGTGTGGCTGTGTTCGCCGCATACGGGGCTTCGATTGTGTGAGCTTCGACACCTGCACCAGAATCACCATCAGCGTGAGCCATATGCGTGATCTTCAACTGACTGATGAACCGCTCATCATCAACAGCATCCATTCCACCGCAGTTCTTCAGAATCCAGTAAATAAAGTTGCCGTCATCCACATTATTCACCATTTGACTCAGCGTCAGGTCGTAGGCGTCCAACGTGTTCTGTTTCCCAATAATGGCTGACTGCTTATCCTCATTGTACAGAGGAACAACCGGTAGCGTTTCATAATTTCCGCCTGAAGTTATCATTTCACCATCCGCTTCAGAACGTATTTTAATGAGCTTGTAAGCGTGTTTAGGCACTCTCACAGCCATGTCCTTACCTTTTTCTCGGATATATTCTGTAACGCCGTCTGGCTCAAATAAAGCCAAACAAAGTGGTTTGGCTGAATCAATCTGCCAATACCGGATACCTGCCATCAGTTCGCCCGTGTATTCATCGTACAACGGCACAAATTCCAGATAATTAAATACTTCTATGTGATCGAAATTCCAGAAGCCATAAGCCGCTGATCCATTGATGGCGTGTTTCGCACATTCCTGAAGACGCTGATCAAAACTCTTTCCGAGCTTTTCCTTTGTATCGTCCTTCTCAAACGTAGCTCCGTTTCCAAGCAGTGTTTCAACTTCCTGCGTTACGAAATAGTGATACAAGTTGCTCGGAATCTTGTTGTTGGGCGAGAAGTTGTCAGGAACTGACTGCCCCATAGCATTTCGGATGAATTTCTCAAGCCGCATGATTGTCGGATTTAGATTGCGATAATACAGTTCAGCGTCCTCTGCAATCCGGTATTTGATACTGGACTGATGCTCTTTTATAGCAGTCAAACAGAACATCATGCGATCTTTTTCTTCTTCTCCAACATTAAGCAAATCCTGATAAGTTTTCATTCGCAATCACCGCCTATACTTTTTTCCTGAAGCTCAACAAGTTTTTGGAGTGTCATAATGTGCTTATTTGCTTTTTCCGAACATTTTTCGCTTTTCTTAATTAAATGTTCGGCTATTTTAGAATTGATTCGAAACAGCCATTCATGATACCACCTGTATTTCATAGCTTACCTCCCAAACAAATTCATATAGCCTTCTCCACGCACTTTGTTCGGAATAACACGGATCATACTGGACAGACTATCCGGAGCATCATCATGTTCTGCGTCATCGTTAAAATCGCATATCTGATTTATGTACTCTGCATCCGTGCCCTTGACAAATATAACATTCTGCCATTCAAATTTCAAGTAGCTTGTGATTTTTACATACTTATTCATATGCTCCGTATACAGGACAACTCTTTCACCACGTTTCCGCAGGTCTTTTGCAAGATATCCCTTATCTCCGTTTTCTTCACAGTAAATCTTGCCCCCCATAAAGCTGTGATGAATTTCCAGAATTTCATCCAGAATATCGTCTATGTGCTTACGCCACAACTTGCCATAAACGTAATACTTGCCATTCACCAAACGGATCAACGTGTACGCCGTATAATCTTCTCCGTGATAAGCGGCATCTATATGCCCTATCCCCTGTTCAACAAAAGACGGATCACCGCCCGTTTGCGGCTCAGTAAAGATCACATCATCTGAAGCTATGTGTCGCAGTTCATAGTTGGCGGCGAACAGGCTGGAAGTCATGCTAGACTTCAGGTTTGCTATCTGTGCTTCACTCAAAAGTCCAGTACTGTAGCAGTCATACCGCTCTATGTTCGGCATCAGAGTAAAGGCGTCTTCTTTATGCCAAGGTGTTCCTGTATTGATAATCACACCGCCACGATTCTTTATGTTCTGAAGCTCTTGATAAACCAACTTTATACGATCACGTTCAGCCTTACTTGTGCGATCATTTATGTTCACAATATCGTCTGTTATCACACAATCGGCGTGTTTACCTGTCAAACTACCAACCGTACCGATACCCAATAGCTGTGCCGCACCTCTGGTGGTATCATAATTATTCAGCGTTATGGACGCACTATTCTCTGATACAAATTCAATATCGTAGCCATATATCCGCTTGAATAAATATGCAATAATCGGACTGTGAAGGATTTTAGATACCTGACGCACGACTTCTACAACGTCACCGCCAGTCTTACGCATAAAAATTGTATTCTCATGCGGATAGAAAAGCATACGCAAGCCTATACCTTCAGACAGACACGTTGTCTTGTAAGCACCACGATGTGCTTGAAGCGTGAAGTCACCTTCAGGAAGGATAATTTTCTTCAGCCATTCATTGTGCAAATCAGTAAAGTCCGAAAAGCCAAGAATCCTGCCAAGATCGGCAGGATAGCTTGTGAGATAATCAAGTATCTCTTTCTTTGTTGCGGTTTGCAAAGTACGCATCTAACGCTTCAACCTCTCTGGCTCTATCGTTTACATCCATTCCAACATCAATGTTATCACGCTGTCCGAGCCATTGCTTGCCCAACCAGATAGCCATAGACGGATTCTTTTCAGCCATCTTGAACTGGAATCTCCGAAGCGAAATTTTGCCATCAACCGAATAATTTTTATATGTATCCGCAAAACCCATCGGCTGACCGTTTTCGTCCTGATACTCACGCTGACACCACCGTTCAATAGTATCTTCAGAACAGCCGAACCAGTTGGCAATCTCCTGAAGCGTACACTGAAGAGCACACAATTTCTCAAACTGTTCCGAATCAATCTCCTTGCGAGGACGAGCCACAAAACTCACCTACTTTCCTGTCAAGCAGAGTATCCAAGCCTTTCTGGAAGCCAAGATAATCGCCTTTCATGATTTGTCCTTTCAATGTTGTTATCTGCTGTCTTGTTAAAAACCGTCTGTACTTCTTCAGGATAAGCATACACTCACGCATTGTCATACCTCTTTCAGTCCGTATTTATTGACGATATAAGCGATGCATCCGGTGTTTACATCTGTCAACACAGCTTTTTTGCAATGTTCCATGATTTCACCATAACCACAAGAAAAATCAAGCACCCAATCAAAGTTCTCGCCAACAAAATCCTCAAGCTCTTCCGAACTGCTTGGTAATGCTCCATCATAATTCCAGACAGAATAAACACTTTGTCCGCCGTATCCAGACATATATACATCATGCATTCTATGTGGTTTAAGCATTCTGGCTATCTGTTTTCCTGACAGTATAAATGTCGGAATCTTAAGCAGATTGATAATGCCCATCATCCCGTCTAAATAATCCGCAAATGAAGAATCCTTTGCTATTGTATGCTCAACAAATTTCTGATATCCGTCACGCCATGGAATAACCACATGGATTGCTTCAGCTAACTTAAATTCAGTTGGAATAATCAAATCGCACACATCATGCTGAAACGTGATAATCCGGTCATTATAGAACCTGCGTTCATTTCTTTTATCGCTTGACGGACAGATACCACCTTTGCCGGCGAGAGCAGAATGAATTAAGGGCATTTTAATCGCTCCTTGTGCAGTTTATGAGCCATCTCTGTCAAATCTGAATCCATGCAGATCAAATACTCATTATAACCTTCCTTCCCCTTACCTCGCCTCACTCTTAAAAGTTCTGGCGGAGGCAATATTCTTTGTCTTGCCGTTGTTTCCTTTATCCATGTACGCCTTCCACCAACGGTGCAAATCTCATGCACGGTAACACTACCACGATATCTGAAGTTATTGTACCCATTGATATAAGCATACATTGCCCATAAACAATCGTCAAACAGATATTGTTCATTCGGAATGTGGCGTATGATTTCTGCAACATCTTCCCTGAACAGCAAACCACCACCAGTAAACACAAGCTTTTGCGGTACAAGGTTGTCTATCACCTGTTTATTGTGTGCTTGTTTCTCTGTTCGTGCCCAGTTGCCGGAAATAAATCCAATGCTTCTGTCGTTTAAAAGGATGTCTGCCATTTTGTCGTAATCTGTAGCTTGTATAGCATACATATCGTCATCAAGACTGCACCATACATCACTCTGTACACGATTCAATGCAACAATCTTAGCAGAATGGGCTCCAACCAGATGTTTTGAACAGACAATCACAACGTTACCGCCACACATGCTTCGTACATCAAGGATATCCTGTTCCGAATATCCTTGTGCAACGACAACAGCTGTCCATCCAGAATCAAAAAACGGTTTAAGCGAAAACAAAAGCCTAATCAATCCATTTTTTCTATCGCCAGTAGAAGCAATTATGAATGTTCTTCTTCCTGAATCTCCCATACGGCTTCACCTTCCTTGACAAAAATCACCTTGCCACAGTCAGGGCAAACAACCTTCCAATACTTCTGGTACTTCTTACTCTCTTCAGCCACGGCTTCAGGCGTCATCTTCCCTTCAGCCTGTTCAATCCGTTTTTCCAAACGAGCTTCTTCTTTGGCTTTCTGTTCTTCCAGAAACTTCTTATACTTCTCGGCACGTTCAGGATCGTCCTTCGGCTCGTCAAAATCCGGTTCTGGCAGATCGTCAAAGTGGACAGACGGAAGCCCCAGTTCTTCCAGATCGAAATCAATATTCAGCATATCAATCTCATGAAGCAGTTCGTCTGTTACCCATTCAGAAAACTCTGAAATCTTATTATCAGCAATCCTGTCCAGTTTGATCGCTTCTTCATCTGCGTCAGTCACAACACACGGAATCTCTGTCATACCAAGCTGAAGAGCCGCCGCAAAACGAGCATGACCCTTCACAATAATTCCGTTTTTGTCGATCACGAGCGGAACATTAAAACCGACCTTTGGAATGATATCAACAAGCAGTTTTACAGTCTTTTCGTTTTTGCGAGGATTCCGTACATAGGGCTTTACTTCAGTAATGGGCTTCATAACGATGCTTTTAGATACTTCAATCATTGGAATGCTCCTTCCTATATTCAGCCATATTCACGGCTTGTTTTTGGGATACATACGCTTTACTGTATTCAGATTTTTCATACAGCTTTGCGTATCCGGTTATATACTTCAGTCTGACGAGCTCTTCAGGCTCTAACCCTAATTCCATACACACCTGTGCGTCTGTAGCCCCGTTCATGAGCATTTCCATAACGATATTCGACATTCCCTGTACAGAGTGCTTTCCTCTGGCACGGTTATGCCGGATCGTGGACGCCATCAGGTCATTCATCGTCTTTCCTTCCAACACAACGCATGGAAGTTTACCTTCGCATGATTCGTAAATGTCCCTATAGCGTCTCATAATGGAATACCGATGGAATCCGTCAACAATTACGTAGCGATCCTTCTTATCATCATAAATCACTACAACAGGCTGAGTATAGCCGTCCTTCTTAACACTGGTATATAACAGCTTCATTTCCGGTGTAGCAACAGAATTTGGATTATAATCATTTGCGAACACTTTGGATATGGGAATCCACCGCACTGAATTTATGGGCTGGTCTTTTATCAACTGAGCCACCGCCTTTCCTTGTAGCCAATTTTAAGTCGGTATTTATCGTGCCGTCAATGTCGTTTACGATCACTTCACGCACGTGTACCTTATACCATTCAATCGTATCCTGCCCTTGCCACCGTTTCCTGAATAACTCATGATATTCAGGCTTGACAAGATGGATAAGCAGGAAATCTCTGTATTCCTTCCAATCACGGAACATGAACGGCAATTTCTTTGGGATTACTTCAGTCTCAAACGCATGAGCAAAAGTGTCAGTACCGGGCACACGTTTGCAGAAACGATTGTACGTTTCCGGTTCAAATTCCTGAAGCTGTTCAATCGAATGCCACGCAGTTTCATGGATTAGAGCCGAACACCGCATCCGTTGCGGAGATACGCCGAACTGATACATCTTATCGTACAGGACATTGTAAGCCCAGTGATTGCGTCCGATGGCTGTCCATACATCCGAATCATTCCAGTCATAAATCGGATAGCCAGTCTGGACAACGCCTTTCTGCTTCTTTGAAATCCACATAAGCCCCTTATACCGTGATTTTCCGGTTGTGAGAGCCATCCTTCGCATCATTGATTCAGAAACCTTCATTCCGCACAGGGCTATGGCATTATCTGAATCAGTACATTCTGACTGAAGCGATTTGATAAGCTGATGAAAGCGTTTGTCCTTACTCTTACATTCAGTGATAGCAATATCGCTATGTGGATGAATCCAGAGAGCTTCATCTTCAGGAGCCCAAAGATGGATGAAGTTCTTCTGGGGCGATAAGCTGTTCGTAAAATCGAACGGTACTTGAAACCAATACGGCTTCACTTCAGGCATTCTCATAATGGAATCCATATAATCCACTGTTGACTGCCATTCAGCTTCCTGATCGAGCCAGAAAACCTTCAGTGGAAGCCGTCCTTTTTCTTTGGCTACCATCAAAGCCAGATGAAACACAACCGTACTATCCTTACCGCCTGACATGCTGACAATCACATCGTCAAATTCGTCATAGATGTAGCGGATACGCTCAAGGGCTTCGTCAAAAACATTATTCTCCAAATAGATCATCGTAAGCCCTCCGAATCATAGCTTCAATAGTTTCTTTGTTTGTCTGTCCTGTTTTGCTTGTTATTTGATTCAGCATTTCTACAACTTCAACCGGAATCCTTACAGTCACAGCCTTTGTAGGCACAAATCCATCCATCCGCCACACCTCCTTCCGCTATACGAAAATATACTACAAAATACGCAAAAAAACAAGAGGCTCATTTTAAGGCACTTTTTAGCCTGTTTTAGCCCCTTGTGTTTGTGAATGAATATTATATCAATCGAAACGCCAGACCGATCTTCTTGCCTTGTTTTTAGCCTTTGTTTTTCAGAGAGTGCATGACAAGCTCTCTGTCAACTGCCATTCTGGCTACTTTCTGTAAATTTTTGGAAATTCTTTCGGACAGGTACAACGCTATCCCTTCAAGCACTTCCTTCTCGTCATAGTCCACGTTTTTACTGAACCGCTTCAGGACTTCTGCCCTCATTGCTCCAGAATAAACAGTCATATAATCAAGACAATTCGCTTCAGCTATTTGTTTTAATGTCATTGTTCTACCTCGCCCTCATAATCATCTCCGAACACTTCAGCAACAAGGGACAAATCAATCCATCCTAAAGAACAATGCCCCCACCCAAGCACCACCCTGTCAATTTCAAGCTGTTTGCCTTTTCTCAAATAACCAGTAACCCTTCCGTTAACAGGCGATTTGCGTATCTTTATCTGCTTATATTCTCTGTTCTCTACAAAGTACGTGCCAAGCGTTTCTGATACATAATCAATACTCACCCAAACAGTTGGGCATTCACCGCCCTCAACTTCAATCCATTTGTGATCTTTAGACCACACACCTGTAGTATGCAACACATCTCCACAATCGTATAAGGCTTCCTTTTCCGAACGCCTGTTTGGATTCCGTCTGCCATTTAACAATTCAGCCGTCACAAATATATCGTCTGCCATGACGGATGTTGCGAACAACATAATTGCCATCATCAGAACAGGAAACATGAACGCTTTTCGCATATTTATTATCTTTTTCATGGTATTCATACGCCCTTTCTATTGTTTCGATAATAACATTACACTTCTCGCACACTCGCCTTCTCATTATACCATCGCCTATCATGCGAGTTTCTTTGACTGCTCCACGAATGTATTTGCCACAAGCAGGACATTTTAAATGCATTGGTTTACTCATCCAAACCACCGCCTTGTATTGCCTCTTGCCAGAAACTCTGTTCTGCGACCATCTGTTTCAGCCGATATATTCTTTACCTTATTGGATGCATTAAACCGTTTCCATTTCTGACAGCATATCCTGCATCCCACGTTCTTTAAGTGGCAATTCACACATGGATTTTCTGACCTGTACATTATGCTCTCCCCCTTCCAGAACAAAGATTTTCTTACAGGACGGGCACTTCACTTCAAGCACCCATTTCCCATCAATCCATCTGAACATCTTGTGCCCACAGTAAGGGCAGTTAACCCAACGCTCACCGTTTGTCATTAGTCAGCACCCCCTTAATGTAGGTTTCTGCCTTGTCCTTCTCTTTTACAAGAGTCTGGGCACTGAAGTAGGTAGCTCCCTTACCAAACAACCGTTTGAACTCTGCCTTAATTTCATCCTGCGTCTTCAGATGATACATCGGCGTTCCGTATCCATAACGGTACTTGCCCAGAGGGAACTTGCTGTACCAGTCAAAGCCAATGCCCCTGAAGAACGCTGTATGGGAAACAGGGAAGCTCATTCTTTTCAGGTCAAACGGTTGATTCGCACTCTTTACTTTTACACAGAGCATGTCACAGCTTTTACCATCGCCGTATGTCTGACAGACATACAGGTTGAAGCGGTATCCCTGTGCTTCCATTTCCAGAATCACTCCAAGCATCTTCTGTCCTGCCTTAATCAGATCGTCACTGTCCACATAACAGCTCACAGTCATGTCATAGTAAATGTCGAGCACCTTTGTTTTGATCTGCGTCATCGAACTGTTCACCATAGAATTCGGCAGACCCATGATCGCATTCGGAACAATGGGGGCAAACCCTACCACATCATTGAAGCTCTTAAACCGTTTCCCGTTTGCCGTGATCTTCGTGCCTTTCTTCAGGGCATCCACCGTGGGCTGATATCCTTCACGGAGCATCCTGAAGGTTTCTTCTTTAGTTGCCCCAATGAAATCTTTCCGTCCTGCCCTAAACGTATCCTCAAAGCTACTGTCAGTCCTTGTGCGAGTTTCCAGATCGTTAGCAACTTCCTGTGCTGATCCATACATTTCCATGTTGAGCTTACCGAAGAGCGGTGACTGAATTGTTTTAATAGTGCTCATATTAGGCTACCTCCTGCTCGATCTCTTTCAGGGCAGTGAGATACTTGCTACCATCACCAGTGAAGGACTGGATCAGCATCTTTAAATCGTCCTTTTCAAGCCCCTTCACCAGACAGGACTTCAGAAGCTCTTTCGTATCCAACAGGCTCTCCATTTTAGCCATCCTACTCATGGCTCTGTACGATACCGTGATCTGCAATCCGTTCTTTTCAGCGGCTTTCCTGAAGTTGTTACAGAACACCACCAAGGCTGTATTGTTGTTCGTAACGTTCAGGGCAATCCGGTTATCATAGTCAATTTCGATCATGGCGAACCGATCCAGACTGGCGGCATCCAACGTATTGCGTCCTACGTAATTCTGATCTGCACCGTGTCCGAGCGTGTTACCTGCGGCAATCACTCTGAAGTCCTTATGTGCTTCCACCTTACCGATCGGAGCCGGAAAATCGAAGTAACGATTGGCGATTGCGGCGTTCAGGATAATCAGGACTTCAGGGATCGAAGCGTCCATTTCATCCAACATGAACACGCCCCCGTTTACGAATGCCTTGTAGAACTGGCTCTCATGGAAGTGACCGTTAGCATCCGTAAATCCGGTGAGCTTGTACTCTTGAGTGACTGCGTTTGTGAAGTAGAAGTCAAGCCCCAGAGTGTCGGCGATCTGTTTACAGATCACGTTCTTCCCTGAACCTGCCGGCCCTGCCAGATACACAGGCTCGTTGTTGGCAACGAACTTCAGAACAGTTTCAAACTTCTCATGCTGTACACCGGACAGTTCCTTCTTGCCGAACTCTGTCACGATGCTGACCTTCTTTTCGATCTTGCCGTACTGTTCAAAGATGTAGGCGTCAATCGTCTGCTTCAGGTTTTCGGCAACCTTTTGTTCGATCTCCTGCGTCTTCATCTGGGCTACCATGTTGGCAACCACATTGGACAGGACTGTCAGACTGGCGTCCAGATTACTGCTCGTCTGTTCAGGAGCTTTCACTTCAGAAACGGTTTTGCGTTCATACTTGTACCAGTTCATGAAGCGGTCAAAATCATAATCCTTTTTCTCTGCCCATTCCCTGATGGCATCCTTAATTTCCCTGATGTTGCTCTCATCATCATTGATGAGCTTGTCAACTTCTTCCCCTCTGCTCGTTACCTTGTAACGGCTGTTCAACTGCATGTTGTAGAAGGAAATCAGCATTCTTACTGCACTTTCATGTTTCATGGTTCAAGACCTCCGCTCGTTTTATTCAGTCAGTTTTCTGACCTAAGCTATTCTATCATGCCTTACTGTTTAAGTCAATACTTTTTTATAAAAAAATATATGAAAATATCAAAAAATATACAAATGCATTTTAAGGGCATTTTTAGACGATTCTAGCCCTATCTACTTTCCAATGAACAAATATACTTTCTAAAGGTCAGACAATGGTTTCTCGCGTTTTGCATATTTCGTGTATAATTCGTTCCAGCGTTTTTGGTTGCACAAAAGTGAGGAAAATCAACGCTCACAGCCTTCAACTTTTTGCACTTTTGTTTTACCAAAATTTGGATTATGCATATGTTTATGCAGAAAAAACGGGCTTTTTGCCCGTTTTAGAGTTTGACCTTTCCTCAAAGCCTTATTTTTCAATATATTTATTTATGCATTTTTATGCATTATTCAAAATCGCTGAATGAATACTGTTTTTCGCCTTCAAGTAGTCGTATCTGACCGTACACAATCCCTCTGGCTTCACGCCTCTTCTCTGGTAGCTTCTTGCTCATCTCCGTGAAGAATTTTCTGCTCGTCATCACATACTCATTGTTGCGTTCAGCCCACCGGACATACGCCGAGTACAACTCATTGGCAGGTACGCCTTTGGGAACAGTATAGTCAATCACGATACACGCATCAGCGAATGTCTGAAGCAGATCCATTTCACTCTTATATTCATCAGTGGCTTTCTTCACGCACTCTGGCATTTCCAGTCCTTCCTGTGCGTATAGCTTCACACCTTCAACAGCCCAGTGAAGGATCTGTGGCATTTCTTCTCGGAGCTTATACTTCAGGTTTTTGTCCACCTTGTCTTTAGGTATATTTACCTCAAACGGAATCAGCCGTATCCGTCTCCAGATACCTACATCTGTTCCCCTAATTACTGGCTTATGGTTTGTTGCTATCCAAATCTTGAATTCAGGCTCGTACTCAAATTCATCTCCGAACAGAAATCTGCACGTTACTTTGCCACCGCCAGTTAACTGCTTTACCAAACCTTCGTTCAGCCGAACACCTTCACTCGGCTCTTCAGTTGTCACAAACCGAGCAGACTTCAGTCTGGCTATATCAGAGTTCGCTCCACCACCTGAATCGTTCCGCTTTGTCATCAGTGTGTCAGGTTGGGCATTGGCGGCATAATTTCCTAGCATATCCGACAATGTTTCCAGAAACGTACTTTTACCATTATTACCAACACCGTACAGGAAGAAAGCACATTGTTCCCTTGTACTTCCGGTCAGGCTGTACCCTACGCACTTCTGAAGATATTTGATAAGCTCCTTATCACCATTACATACTTCATCCAGAAACTTCAGCCACCTGACAGGCTTCTTATTGCTTGTATCGTATTCAGACAGACAGATTTTCGTCATCATAAATTCAGGCACGTGAGGCATTAGTTCCCCGTTCCGCAAATTGATAATGCCGTTCTGACAGTTCAGGTATTCCTGATAAGCGTCCATCTGTTCTGGCAGTACAGGGATTCCATCCAAATGCTGTGTTTCAGTTATCATGGCATTCTTCCGGTTGCTATTACCACACTGCGTCACGAATCGCAAGAACTGTTCACGCTCGTTTTCATCATCAATCTCAAACGCCTGTGCTTTCATGTCTGCCAGAACCAAATCTGTATACTTCTTAACCTCGCCTGTATCAT